TAGCCAGCAATTATCATATGACCAGTGGTGCTGGTACTTACATGACAGCAGGAACTACTAATGAAACTAATGCAGGTAACTCAATAATAGAAACAGCCGGTGTTATTCATATGAATGGCCCCAATGCTGCTACAGCTACAGCGGCTACTCCTGTAGATCCACCTAAAGAACTTAAAACTCATAGTGTACCTAATCAAGAAGGTGCTGAATTAGTGAAAACTATCATGCGTAGATTACCCATTAAAGAACCATGGTGTCATCATGAAAATTTAGACCCAGTTGAATTTAAGCCTGATAAAACAGATCGTGATATCGATGGCAGATATGAGGATAACAGTGAAAGTATTTTAAAAGTTCCTGATTTTTTCAAGCAGTATACCACCAAGTATGATACGTTCAATAAGGTGAAAACATAATGAGCATACAAAGATTGTATCAAAATACAGTGGTTAAAGGTGATAGCAGAGGCTCTAAACCACCTTTACCTAGAACTTATAGAGGATTTAGTACAGTAAGTCCAGATAGTGAAAACTTTGCTCTGTACGATCTATCCTTAATTAAGCAGGATTTACTCAACCATTTTCATATCAGACAGGGTGAAAAGTTAAATGACCCATCTTTCGGCACTATTATTTGGGATTTAATCTTTGAACCATTAACTCCTGATGTAAAAAAATTAGTTTTAGACAATGTAACAGCAATAATAAACTATGACCCACGTGTGCAGGCCAATAGTATCATTGTAAGCAGTTACCAAACAGGGCTACAAATTGAATGTGAATTGACCTATTTGCCTTATAATGTTAGTGAAAAACTACAGTTTAGATTTGATCAAAGCTTGGGTTTAATAGGTTAATAAATAAGAAATAAGGACACTTTATGTCATCCACTGATAGACAAAATAGATTGCTTGTAGCCGAAGATTGGAAGAGAATCTATCAAAGTTTCAAAAACGCTGATTTTACCAGCTATGATTTTGAAAATTTGCGTAGAGTAATGATCAATTATCTTCGAGAAAACTATCCTGAAGATTTTAATGATTATATTGAAAGTAGTGAATATCTAGCTCTAATAGATATGATTGCTTTTTTAGGTCAAAGTTTTGCCTTTAGAGTAGACCTAAATGCTCGTGAAAACTTTTTAGAACTTGCTGAACGTAGAGAAAGTATATTAAGATTAGCACGTACCTTAAGTTATAACGCTAAAAGAAATAAACCAGCTACTGGCTTACTAAAATGGGAAAGCATTAGTACCACTGAAGATGTAATTGACAGCAATGGACGCAATATTAGCAATCAAGAAATTGTATGGAACGACCCAAGTAATGCTAACTGGTTAGATCAATTTATTAGAGTAGTTAATGCTGCACTGCCTATGACTGCACAGTTTGGTAGTCCAGACTCTTCTGCTAGTGTTTTTAATATACCTACTGAACAATATAGATTACAAACTGTAGGTACTAGCGTGCCTGTTTATGCTTTTACCAAAGCAGTTGATGGTAGAAATATGAATTTCGAATTGGTTAGTACTATATTAAAAGACACTAACATAGTAGAAGAACCTCCTCTAGCAGGACGTAGATTAAGTTTTATATATAGAGACGATGGCAGAGGTGCTGCCAGTAACAGTAATGGCTTTTTTCTAATGTTCAAACAAGGTGGTTTAAACACTGGTACATTTACTCTTAATGAACCAACTACAAATGAAATAGTAGATATTGATGCTACAAATATTAATGATAGTGATGTTTGGTTATATAGACTTAATAGCAATGGTAGTGAAAGCGAATATTGGGAAAAAGTTAGTAATTTTGAAGCTAATAATATTATCTATAATAGTGTAAAAAAGAATATTAAAAATATTTACAATGTTATAACACGTACGAACGATAGAATAAGTTTAGTTTTTAGTGATGGTGTATTTGGTAATTTACCATTAGGCACCTTTAGAATATACTATAGAACAAGTAACGGGGTTAGTTATACAATTAATCCAAAAGATATGCGTAGTGTCAGCGTAGATGTTAGCTATCTATCAAATACTGGCCAATTAGAAGTTCTTAGTATAGCAATGAGTTTACAAACTAGTGTAGCAAATAGCAGTCCAAGTGAAAGTGATGATGAAATTAAAGCTAAAGCTCCTGCTACATACTACACTCAAAATAGAATGATTACGGCAGAAGATTATAATATTAGTCCGTTAAGTGTAGATCAAGATGTATTAAAGATTAAAGCTGTAAACAGATCAAGTAGTGGTATAAGTAGATACTTTGACCTAATAGACCCAACAGGAAAATATAGTAGTACAGACTTATTCAGTGATGATGGTATAATTTATAGAGAAGAATACGAGGATACATTTAGATTTACCTATAAAAATCGTGTAGATATTCAGGCAGTAATTATAAATCAAGTGTTGCCTTATCTAAGTAAAATTAATATTAGAAATTATTATTATCAAAAATTTGGTAGAATATTATTAGATGTTGATGTAGCATTACAGATTAAGTGGCAACAAAATAGTGAAGGTACAAATTACAGTACTGGTAAATTTAAAAATAATTTAGGTGTACTATTTGGATATAATTCAAATAATACATTTAAAAGTTTAGAACCTGGTGCTTTGCTTAAATTTGTAGCACCTGATAATTACGTATTTTTACGCACTGAAAATAATAGATTGGTAGCTAGTAGTTTAAATTTGCCTAATACAACCAAATATATTTGGGTAAAACTAGTAACAATATTAAATGATGGGTTAGTAGAACAGTTAGATGATGGTAGTGGACCAATTACATTAAATGAAAAAATACCAACTAATGCTATAATTACAGAAATAATACCAAAATGGACCACTAGTTTGGATGATACTACACTCACTCTAATGAATGATTTGATATTCAATAATAGAGATTTTGGTTTACGCTATGATTTAGATACTAAAACTTGGCAATTAATCTTTGATGTTAATCTTAATCTAGTAGATCCATTTAATATTGGTAGAAGTGGAGACATTAGTAATCAAAAATTAGATAGTAGTTGGCTATTAAGCTTCACTACAGATACAGAAAGATATACAGTACGTAGCCGTAATCTAAGATATATTTTTGAAAGCGACAAAAAAATTAGATTTTTTTACGATAAAACAAATAAAGTGTTCGATACTAAAACTAACAAAGTTATCAAAGACAAAATTAGTATATTAAACATTAACACTACACCTGATGATGTTAATAAATCTTTCAATTATAACTTGGATTGGGAAATTATTAATGAGTTTATTGGCAATGATGGATATATCGACACTAAAAAAATTGAACTTACATTCAAAGACTCCAATGACGACGGTGTTGTAGATGACCCAGATATTTTCAACTTAATAGTAAGTCCTAGTACTAACAATGTTTATAAATTTGTAGTTCTTAAAAAATATGAAACAAGTACAGGACAATTAGATTATGCTTGGATAGATAACAAAGATAGTAATGGTTATTTGTTAATAAATGTAGTTGATACATTTGCTAACATACCATCTAGTTATTTTGTAGATAAAAAATATGTTTATGTTTACGATACTGATACATTATTTCAGTATGACATATTATTAAACAAGTTTGTGGTAAGTTTAGATTATAAAGTATTTCAAGGTCGAAGTGGAATAAAATTTCACTACATACATAGCGCAGATTATGAAGCTAGAATCGACCCAGGATACAGTAATTTTATGGATTTATATGTATTGACTAAACAATATGATATTAATTTTAGACAGTGGCTTTTAGGAACTTTAGATGTTGAACCAATGCCTCCTAGCACCGATCAATTGGCCATAAGTTTAGGTGAAAAATTAAATCAAATTAAAGCTATGAGTGATGAGATTATATATCATCCTATTAGATACAAAATATTGTTTGGTGCAAAAGCTATACCTAATCTGCGTGCAAGTTTTAAATTAGTTAAAAATGTGGAACAGATTATAAGCGATAATGATCTAAAGTCAAGAGTATTAAATGCTATCAACGAATTTTTCAGTTTAGAAAACTGGGATTTTGGTGATAGTTTTTATTTTAGTGAATTAGTTGCGTACATAAT